CACCGTCTCGCGCAGCACGACAAGGCTCAGCAAGTGCTGGCCGCCGACCTGGCGAGTCTTCCAGTTGATGATCGATTCGGCTGTGTAGCTGGCAATGTTTGCCCGGGCGCGTCCGGAAATCTCGTCAGCCCTGCTAACCGTTCCGGTCTCGACTGCGGCGTAATCCACCAGCAGCCCATGGCGGCCCACCTCGAGCAGGTGACCAATCACCGATTGGGATTGTTGGTAGACGCTCACACCCTGACCGTCGACGTCCTTGGCGACGTAATCAAGTGCGCCTGGCACCGTCAACGTTGGCCAAGTGCGGAATACTGCACCGACGAGGCTGTGCTTCGTGCGACCGGTGGCGTTGTAGAACACCGCCCGCTTCTTGTACGCCTCGTAGCGCGCTTTGTTGTCCTCGCTGGTGTCGGCTGCATTCGGCCTTGGCAGGTATCGGTCACCGGCAGCCTTGATGGTCTCGGAGCCTTTGCAGACGTCGCGCACCAAGCGCCAGCGGTACTGCGCCGCCGTGTACTCGGGACGGGTAAAAGTGACGTCCGTCATCGGGCGACTCCCATTTTCATTGAGGTGACCGGTTTAACGATCGGGTACTCGCGGTGAATGAAGTAACCGCCGCCGTCGTTGGCGTGGTCGTTGCCTTGGCTCTTGTCCGGCTCGCCGTTTGGCGCCCAGATCTGCTGCTCCAGGCCGTCGGCGTATGTCGGGCAGGTGAATGGATTGACCAGGTAACGCCGCTCGCCCTGCGCATTGCAGAACATGGCGTTCATGGCGTTGATCCGGTCCTTCACCGGTGGGTTGGCCGCTGGGGCGATGACCGTGAAGCCCGCCTGTTTCAGCATGGCGATATCGGTGAGGCTGGCATTGACCGACTTGCGCGAATCGCCGGAGGCGTCCGGGTAGATCCGGATCTCGCAGGTTTTTCTGAAGTCGTTGCCGGTGTGCTCCCAGTAGCGTTCCTTGATGCGGCGGATCATGTCCGGCGTGTCGTAGCCATCCATCAACTCGTCCACGGCGCGCGGCAGGCCTTGGTCACGCTTCACATGCGTGATCGCCGCCATCTTGCCAACGTTGAAGTCCATGCCGATGAACAGCGGCTCGCCAGGCTGCACAGTGTCGAAGCACTGGTTCAGCTTGCGGTCGTAGGCGTGGTAGATCGACCCGGACGTCAGGTTGACGAACTGGCCATTCAGGTACGCGCGGATCAGTTGCTCCGGATACGACTCCATCAGCGAGGCGATGTAGTCGTCAGGCAGGTTCAGCTCGTTGTCGAACGTGCTGGCCTGGATCAGGCCGTACATCTCCTTCAGCGCCGGCTTATCGCGTAGCTGCTTCACGAACTGGAGGAATACGAACTTGAAGCCTTCCGGCGTCGTAGTTACGTCCACGCCGTTCTTCAGTCCGGGGATGTTGTAACGCATCCGGGCGATGATCTTGCGCCAAGCCTGCTGCGCCTTGATCGACGTCAGCACGTCCAGCTCGTCGACCAACGCGTGACCGATCTTGAAGCCGACGATGGTTTGCGGCTTCTCCATCGACCGGCAAATCACAGTGCCGCGATATTGCCGGCCGCTGTAGATGTGAACCTCATGATTCGCCTGGTTGATCTTGGTCTTCAACCCCCAGTCGTAGGCCACCTCCTCCATCGTGGGATAGAAGATGTCGCGGATCTGCGGGTAAGTCGGTGCGAAGTAGCCAGCGTTGACGCCGGGCCATTCCATGAAGTGCTTGCTCAGTGCTGAGCATCCGACCCAGGTTTTTCCGGAGCCGAACCCAGCAACGAATGCGCGAAACTTGTGGGGCAACAGGAGGAACTGCGACTGCGGAACGTTAAGGCTCGGCATTCGGCTTCCTCGCATCCACTACGTCGACCTGAATGCGCGTCGGAATTACCGGTTCGTCGTCAGGCTCATCCTTCCGGTGCCGATTGACGTAGACGTCGCCGACTTCCTTCGCAGCCTGCTCGAGGATCTGCATGGCCAGACCGATGTTCTTCATCGACTCGGCCTTTTCGACAAACCGGCTCATGGCGCGCAGGCGGTATGCTCGATTGGCGATCGGGATCTCGGCGGTTTCCTCGCGGAAGCGCTTGCGGGCATCTTCAAACATCGTCACCCAGCGCTTGGCCAGGCCTTTCCCTGATGTCTTTGTGGGATCGTGTGTCTCAACCTGCTGGCGAGTCACCGATATCCCGTATTCCTTTTGGACGGCTTCAACAACCTGTGAAGGCGTGTCGAAGCACGCCAAGGCCTGAACGATAAAGGCCTTCACGTCGTTTTGAAGGGCTGCCATAGATTTTCATCCGTCCAGAGCCTGTCCAGAATCAGGCCGACTTGAGCAGACAGGTTCCGCAGGCCCTCGATATGTTCAATTTCCCTACCTCAGCAGGATTGTTTGCAGCGTCCACCAGCTCTTGAACCGCCGGGCTCGCACCGTAGCGGCGGACGACACCGATGAACTCTTCGACGTCGTGTCCGCGCATCTCAAGCTTCGGCAATCCGTCTTGGGTAAACGCTGGCTGTCCGTACTTATCGGTCGCCTGGGCTATGTGGTAGAGCTCATGCTCGACCAGGGCGCAGAAGTCAGCGTCGGAACACTGGGCACAGTAATCGGCAGCCAGCGTGATGATGTAAGCAGGAACATCGCCGAACCAATCCAGCATCTGTTGCTCCATCCGGGCCTTCTGCCAACCACCAGCGCGGAACGCCACTTGCTCGGTCTGGCCCACCACCGTCCGCCCCTTCTTCGTGAATGCCGCAGACGCCCACATCACACGAATGTCCGCATCGATCAGATGGGCGTGCTCTTCGTTGTGGATGCTTCCGGTGTCGGCGAGGATTTCGGCTTGGAGCCATTCCCATACCTCGGGGGCTGGCATCAGGCGGATACCAAAGTCGGATAGCTCTGACAGCTCGACCAGTGACGCGGGAGGAAGCGGCCGACTCATACCAGAAGAACCTTCTCAATTCAGAGTTCACCCCCAAAAGGGGGGCAGATTGCCCGCCTATGTGCGAGCCGGCCGGGCCTAATGAGCACTCATAAACCAATGAGGCTCAAGGGATGAAAAAAAAGTTTTACTCAGTGCTTGTAGTAGCAATCATCGTTTTGATGATTGCTCCGGAATGTGTATAGCCCGGAATGATTGCTTGCCTGCTCAGTAAGCCCTGATGTTTGCAATCCCGGCTGGGGAGGCTCGTTCGATCGCCTCCCAGTCGGGCTGCTAAATTGCCATAGGTTTACTTTGATACTTGAAATGATGGCGGAATGCCGGTAATAAAGCCGCCCGATCGGCGTTACAGAATCAAGGCAAGGGAAATGGATAACCTGATAAAGCTGCGCATCGGGCTTTCAATTGGAGCAATTGTGGGCCTTCTACCGATCACGCTGCTTTTCACTGCGGGCATGATCGGACTTTTTATCCCTGCCATATTTATTACACCGACCACCCTTGTGGCTACCGCCTCCATTGGTATCTGCATCATCTCAATTTTCTGCATCGGTTCGGCTTGGAAAATCTATGCGCTTGCAATGACAGCATCGCCCAATATCCAAAACCCTCGTCTACTCGCATTTGGCGCAGTGATAACCATGGTCTGGGGCTTGCTCGTGGCCTTCTACGTTCGCGAAATCCCACAAGCCACATGCATATTCCTGATGCCTGGAATCACTTCTTCGATATTGCTCGCAATTACGCTTAAGCGTGCCGTGGCCTGAGAAAACTTACTCGCGACTTAGCCCCCACTTGAAACCACTTTCCAAGGTCGCGACACGGTTTGCTGATTCGCGAAACGTGTCGCGACTTACTTGGATCGGCGTTCGATCCCGTCCGGCGCCTTGTCACAGCGCAGGCAGTGTTCGCAGTTCATCGTCCGGCAGAGCCAGGCTTTCACCCGCTGCCACCAGATGACCATGAAGATGTGGCGCATACCGGCCAGGGCCAGCGAAACGTGCAGCGTGATGCCGGCGGTGGTCGGGCCCATCATGAAGATGTTCTGCTCCCGACTCATCACAACGAAACCGCTGATGGCGATCGCCGAATAGATCAGTTTTCCGATGACGCCATCACGCACTCGACCGCTCAGAACACACCAGGTCGCCCACAAGGCAATCAAGCCGCAGGCGATGGAGTTGATCAGTTCAAGATTCATGGGTTGCCTCCCCCGAACCGCTGGCGAATGAGTGCCCAGAGGTCAGCGGCTTTGATGGCTCGATTGATGGCCGCGAGCAGCGATCCGCCGAAGGTGCCGAGCAGGAAGCCAATGCCCGCGACGATCTTCGGCTCGGTTACACCGAGGTAGGTGCTGACCATGCTCGTCAGGTATAGCGAGCAAGCGATGCCAGTGATCAAGAAGATCAGCCAGGCGCGCCAATCAGCCAGATCGTCCTTGTGCCACCAGCTTGCGACGACAGCGCCGACCAGTCCTGCGATCAGCAATTCAAACCTGTCGATCTTGTCGAGCAGGCGCTGCAAATACTCCATGCGCTCGACTCCGTGTGCATGATGGGAACGAAAAACCTCTACATGCGTAGAGGCCTTGTACAGACAAAATACGAATAAATATGAATAAAATCAGTTAATTATGAATTGTCAGACAATTCTTTGAATTTTCTTTGACGGCAAAAATCACTTACTCATGAGCCAAGAAGGAGTGGTACTCGTGAGTCAGGTAGAGATTTTTGTAATTGAGTACAAGCTCCACGGAACACCGAAGTCGTTTGTCATCCGAACCAAATTGATGAACAACTCGGAAGCATGGCAATGGGCGAGTTGTGACGCCGGCATTGCCCCCATTCCAAAACCGGGCCGCCCTCCGCTGAAGCGCTTCTCTAAGCCAATGGCGGAACGTTTCGGCATTACCGACGTGAAGTGGCGAACAACTACCGCTGTCACGTGGGAGGAGGTCTGAGAAAATGATTGATGCAATGGTTGGGTCAGCCGATGAGCCGTCATGGGATGACCAGATAGATGCAAATACCGAGCTGTTTCGCAAAGCTGATCGGCTTGACGAAGCCGCTTACAAAATCATCCAGGGCGATCGAGACAATGCAGACACCTGGGCCCGCTTTACTGAAGCAAAGGCTCACGCAGATGCGTGTCGAACCGCTGCCTATCAGGATTGGATGCGTATCAGGAGATCGATGAAAAGATAATGTGCGCGCGTCTTTCCGCGCTGTCCGCCAAAGGCCTTCTCAACGTCGACGCCCCATTGCATCGATCTCGCTGATCCAGTCTCGCGCCACTCTGAAGCAAATGGTGAGGTCAGGGTGCGCGGGCTGCCGGTGTTGATTCCGTACGTCGCACTATCCGGCTATCGACGTCCAGGCCTTCCCGAGGGCTGCCCTGGCTACAGGTAAATTTCAGGAACGAAGAACCCGGCACAGCGGCCGGGTTCGGATTCATTGCGGTCTAAAAAAAGCGCGCTTTTATGGCAGCAGGTCGTAAGTCACGCAGGCACGACTCGGAGAGCTGCCGTTCGCAGTGATCCACAGACCATAACCAGGCGGCAGCTGGATTGGGTACGAGAGGTTCTGAGAACCGCTACCTAAAGTCATCAAGACGGGCTTGCCAGCATAATCAGAGCCAGTTTTAGGCGCCACAGGACCGGTGATGAGTGCGGAAAGATAAGTGCCGCTCACCGAAGCTGTGCGAATGACAGCACCTGCGACGTTGTCAGCTGGCTTGATGATCGCGTCAACACCATAGGTGTCCGAAGTGTAGAATTTTGCACCAACAGTTACTGCTTCCATTTTTAAATCCTTTAAGTCGAATGATTTGTCGCGGAGGATTCCGCTTTCATGTCGCTCAAAGGCGATGGATGGGAGCTCATGGCTCTGAGGTTTGTGAGCTGAGTTACTTATCGCAACGAGTCAGAAAGGGCGTAGCCCGACCAGGTCAGTTGATAAAGCTGCACACCATTGACGCCAAATCCGGTGTACGTGACATAGCCGGCATCGAGCAGCAGCTTGAGGTGCGCATACTCGTTTTCATCGCCGTTTCGGCCGAACTTGTTCTTGAAAACCGCCAGCGCGTCGATACCGCCGATTGGCGCGACAGCGCGAAAACCTTCCAAGATATTTTTTACGGTACTGGTGTAACGATCCATGTGTTTCTCCTTAGAGTTTTCCCAGTCAGCCCTATGCTGAAAGGGGATCTGCAGCGTTAACCGCAGGCAGTTCGCTCAAAGGCGATCGCTCGAGGCTCGTGGCCTTCTCATGATTCAACGTCCCGCATCGGGAACATTTGATCTGGAGCTCGGTAAACTCACCCACCCGGGCGAGAAGTCTGTTGCATTTTCCGCATCTGCATTCTTTTAACATCTGCAAGTCCATTTGGTTTTCTGCTAGGCTCCGTCCCGCTCGCGCGAGCAGTGAGGGCCTTGGCTGGCTTGCAGGCTCTATCTGCGATCTGGCGTCTCCTTTGGGTGTTACAGCACCCTCTGGAGTCGCCCTCTCTTTTTCTCCGCGCATAAAAAAGCCCCGAATTTGTCGGGGCTTTTTGCTTTCTGGCGGGCATAAAAAAACCGGTTCAGAACCGGTTTTTTTAGTAAGTT